CTCCCACATTCCAGACAGGCCGTGTTGGGTTTTCTTGACGTAGCAGGGTTTCGCTCCCTTCGGGAGCAAACCCTCGGCCTTGATCTTGGCGAAGATCAGGGGTCGGAGCGAACAGCCACCACAAATTCCCTCATCCAGTCCCAAGTCTAGGCGTGGACTGCTGGCATCTTCGGGACTTACGTCCCGAAGCAAGATGGCGACTTGGAGCATGGCTCCAGTCTTGCGGTTGATGCTCTTCGCCTTGCCTTCGGCAAGCTGGGCAAGGGTGGCGCCCAGTCCAGAGACCAACACAATTACCATCTGGCCATCCCTAGGGGATGGCCCCTCCCAAACACAGACTGTGTTGTGCTTGGCCTTGCCCGACTTCGTGACGAAGTCACTCAGTCGCTCAATCCTGGCTGTGCTGGCTGTCTATTCACTTGCAAGCTTCGCTTGTTCAGTCATCGGGTCATCTCCTGCGGTCTTCAAATTCACCCTTCGGGGTGTAGTGGCCGCTGACTCAATTATAGCACAGGTCAAAATCTGGAAGTCAAGTCGAAGACTTGTGACCGCCACGGTTGACCAAAACCGAGGCTGGGTCTGGCCCTTCGGGGCCAGGGTCTGGGGCGTCCCTCGATCTGGCCGGTGGGGGTCTGGCCCTCCGGGCCAGGGGCCGAGGGGGAGGGGGTATGGCTTGAACTCTTCTTATAATATAGGCTTATACCCCTGACAGACTTTTGCCCTTAAAGTGGCTTCTCCTGACCTATCTCTTTCACTGTAATTTCAAGGAATTACAGTGAGATCCCCTGCATTTCACTGAAATATCTGTACATTTCACTGTAATGAAAATACCTTCTGGGACTGGGATCGCCCCCCTACTGTATTCCCTACTGTACTGTAGAATATTTCACCCACCCCCCCTAAAGGGGGTGGGATATTGTGAAATATTCTTAGGTACTGTATAACTGGGACTAGGAGGAATTTCATGGAAAGATTTTTGGGCAAGGTGCGGCCCCAGATATTCCTGGCCCTTGTGATTCTCGGAACTGTGGCTATAATATCTGTATTCCTCGACTTCATTGAGGTCTCGATTGGCTGTATTGCGGGAATCATCGCGCTGGCCAAGGATGTGTTGCAGACAGACGTTTAGTTCGTGGAGGATGATATGCCGCCAAAGAAACGTGACCGCTCGTACAAAGGCAAGCTCAACCCCGACCTGGTTCTAGCCCGGCAGGACGCCTTCCTGGTCGCTTACGGCGAGGCCGGGACTCTCAGGGCCGCTTGCGATGCGGCGGATGTGGGTAGGTCAACCATCACGGACTGGAACAGGAGCGACGCCCACGGCTTCAAGGCCAAGTACGCCACGGCCAAGGAGCTTTTCCGGGAGCATCTTCAGGACTTGGCCTTTAGTCGCGTCCAGCAACAAAAGCCCAACGACAACCCGGTGCTGTTGATCACGCTTCTCAACGCCCACTGGCCTGAGAAGTATCGCCGGGACGGCAACGTGGTCACCAACGAGGTCAAGGAAATGATGGTCGAATGGAAGAAGTGGGTTCGAGATAACCGATCTTCTCCCAAGAACCAGCCAGCCATCAACGAGGCCGAAGAGGCCCGGCGCAACGCCGTCGATGAGGTCGAAAGGCTTCTCACCCGAAAGCGTGACAATGACGACGCTGACTAACCCCGGCATCACCGAATATCTATTTTCAAAGCTCGACTTCACCCCCACCGAAAAACAGAAGCCCATTCTGGAGAGCCGCAAGAGGTTTATTCTCGTTGCCGGGGGTGAGCAGGCCGGGAAGTCCATGGTGGCCTCAAAGTATCTCGTCTCCAGGTTTCTTGAGACTGACGAGCCTGGGCTTTACTGGCTCGTCGCCGCGGACTATGACCGCACCAAGGCCGAGTTCGAGTACCTGATCCAGGACTTCGCCACGCTGGGCGTACTGGCCGAGGCGTCCAAGCGCGTCGATCCAGGCCGGATCGTTCTCGCTGACGGCACTCGGATAGAGACCAAGAGCGCGAAAGACCCAAGGACGCTGGCCATGAGAGCGCCCGATGGAATCATCGGATGCGAAGCGTCTCAGCTTGACCTCGACTCCTTCCACAGGATGCGAGGCAGGTGCGCGCCCAAGCGCGGCTGGCTGTTTCTGGCCGGGACATTCGAGGGATCGCTGGGCTGGTATCCCCAGCTATTTCAGACCTGGCAACATCCGACGGAAGACGAGCAGAGCTTCTCCCTGCCGTCGTATTCCAACAAACACCTGTACCCCGGCGGCAAGTCAGACCCGGAGATACTGCGGCTCAAGGCCATGGCCTCCGACGATTTCTTCATGGAGCGCATCGAGGGCATACCCTCGCCGCCCCAGGGCCTTGTCTTCGGGGAGTTTCGGGCCGACCTGCACATCAGCCCCGACGCCGAATGGTCGGTGGGAGACCCCGTCCAGTTATGGATCGACCCTGGCTACGCCGGGGCCTACGCCGTCGAGGTGGTTCAGGAGATAAACGGGCAGGTCAATGTCATCGACGAGATTTACGAGCAGGGGCTTATCACCTCGGAGATCATAGAGATCGCCCAGTCCCGCCCCTGGTGGAAGGATGTGGCCGGGGGAGTCATCGACATCGCCGGTTACCAGCACCAGGCCATGTCCGCCCCCGCGGAGATTTGGCTACAGGAAACGGGCGTGTATCTCGCGGCCCAGAAGATTCGGATCAACGAAGGAAGCGAAAGGCTGAAGAGCTTTTTGAAGCCCGATCCAGTTTCCAATGCCCCAAAAATCGTTTTCAATCCAGCCTGCAAGGGGATTCTGTCAGAATTTGGCGCGATCCCGTCGCCTATTGACGGGCAAACGCGGGCCTATCGCTGGCGCATGGACAGAGATGGTAATATAGTGGGAGACACCCCGGACGACAAGAACAATCACGGGGTCAAGGCCGTCGTCTACGGCCTCGTTGACAAGTTCGGCTATGGCCATATCGGGAACAAGGGCTTTATTAAAGTCAAAAGGTGGGGTTAATGGCTCGACGCAAGGTGGAAGACATCCTCGATCTGGTCGAGGCCCATGCCACGGTGACCGAACCCCTCCGAAACCGGATGGATATCGACCACCAACTCTATCGACTGTCGCCCTACGACGCAGGCGACGGCTACCAGAGCTACACCTCCAACGAGCCGCAGACCTACGCCGACAAGATCATCTCCTGGATGGCGGCGGCGGACAGGGTGATTCGCATCCCGCCTGCCGGGAACCCCCGCAGTAACCGGGAAGTGAACAACGACAAGGAGCGGTTCATCATCGGCGCGTTCCGATCCGCCGACGAGAGGCTGTCCAATCGGCTTCTGCCCGATCTCCAGAGCCAGCTTGCTTGGTACATCACCCTTCGGGGCTGGTACGCAGGCAGGGCGTTATTGGTCAAGCGGGACGAGAACACCACGTATGTGGACATCACCCCGTGGGACATCATGCACACCTACTGGGGCACCGACGCCGACGGGCTTTCATGGGCCTGCTACAAGACCAAGAAGACCCGAAGCGAGATCGAGCGCCAGTACAGTGTCCGCCTCGGCACAGAGCGCGAGGACGATGACGGCATCGATGTCTACGACTTCTATGACCGGGAGGACAACTTCGTTGCCATCCCTCACCGCTTTATCAAAAAGCGCACCCGCCACACCCCGGAAGCCGACGAGGAATGCGGAAGCGTTCCGGTGTTCCTGGGGCCGGTGGGGGCCAACCCGCTGATCCAGTCCCTGGAGTGGTCGTCCATCGAGGACACCTACGAGGACTATGGCGAGTCGGTCTTCAAGTCCACCCGAGAGATTTACTCCAATCACAACTTCATGATGTCCACCATGCTGGAACTGACCGCAAGGTCGCGCAAGCAGGGACTGAAGATAACCTCCAGGGACGGCACCAAGACCCTTGAGGAAGACCCGTACAAAGAAGGCACCGAGATATCCCTGGCCCAGGGTGAGGACATCCAGCCTCTGGGACTGCTGGAGGTGGCCCGTGAGACCGGAGCCTTCATGGGCATGGTCTCAGGAGAGATGCAACGCGGATCGATCCCCCACTCGGTGTACGGGGAGCTTCAGTTCCAACTCTCCGGGTTCGCCATCAACACCCTCAAGCAGGGCGTCGAGACGGTGCTGTCTCCCAGGATCATCGCCCTCCAGAAGGCGTACACTCAGATATCCAATCTCCTCTGCGATCAGTACTCCAGCGGGGCGTTCACCGCAATGGAGCTTTCAGGCAGAGACAACAACCGGATGTACTTCTCCGAGACGATCACCCCTGAACGGGTCAAAGAGGGCGGCACGGTGGAGATCACCGTGGTGCCTCGACTGCCCCAGGATGATATGTCCAAATACTCCATGGCCCAGATCGCAAGAGAAGGCCCGACGCCTCTCATGCCCGACCTTTGGATCAGGGACAACATCCTCGGAATTCAGGACGCAGACCAGACCGAGGATGCCATCAAGGAACAGATCGCGGAGCGGACTCTCCCAGAGGCGGGGCTGTGGAGCCTGTATCAGGCGTCGCTCAAGCAGGGCCGCGACGATCTGGCCCAGTTCTACCTGGGAGAGCTTACCGTTGTGATGTTGAGCAAAGCCAAGATGATAGCGGAAACCCTTGGCGGCGGGGCGCCGTCTGGCCCATCCCCAGGCGCACAACCTCCGGTGCCTCCGGGCGCCCCGCCGCCTGGGCCGCAAGGCCCGCCTGGAGTTCCTCCGCAGGTGGCTCCCCCGGCGATGATGAACGGGATGCCGCCGCCTGCGCCGACGCCGCCAATGGGGCCGACGGGGCCACCTGGGCAACCCAGGCCCGGAGCGCAGGGCGAGGCAGAGAGACTTAGAAGGGCTGGCCTAGTGGGGCCGAGAGGGTAGGATATGGCAATCGGAGATAACATACCTGACATCTTTGCTAATCTCCCCAACTCGGTGATGAGGGTAGGGACGCAGACGGGCGGCAACCCCATAGCGATAGCTCAGTATATCCTCAATCTCTTTGAGGGCAAGGACGCCGACACCGAACTTTCTCTTACGCAACAGGGAGCGATTGACGGCGCGCCCATGCCCATAGGCGGGCCTATAGTAGACGATTACCTGCTACAGACAGGCGACCCTAGCATGGCCATCACTATGGCAGTGGATGGCGCTCTTACGGGCGGCGCGGATGCGCCTGATCTAAATGCGATGAAGGCCGGGATGGCCGCTTTGTATATTTCCGATATAACCCCTCTAT